GTGCGGGACGAGCTTGTAGCCCTTGTCATTCGGCAGCTTCTCACGCGACCAGCCGAAGGGCGTCTTGCCGGAGATCCATTTGCCCTCGCGCAAGGACGCCTCCTTGCCGCGGGACAGGCGGCGCTTGATGGTGTTGTACTCGCGCCGGGACATAAAGAGGCCGAACTCAAAGTATTCCTCGTCCATCTCGTTGTTCGGGTCGTAGGTCTTGTTCGGCGTGATGATGCGGGTGTCGGAGTATTTAAAGGTCTGGGCAATAATGCCCTGGTCGATGGTGTCACCGCGCGCCAGACGCTCGACCTCCATAACGATGACGCCCGCGTAGTTGCCGGTCTCGACGAGCTGCAGGACCTTCTGCACCTCCGGCCGGACGGCAATGGAGTCGCCGGTCACGACTTCCTCGCAGATCTCCACGACGTTCAGCGCGCGGCTTTCGGACAGCGACAAAAGCGCGGCCCGGTGCCGCTTGAGCGTGTCGGTCTGGCCGAGAGCTTCGGCCTCCATGTCCTTCCGGGACTTGCGCAGGTAAATGATGTATTGCGCGAGCGGGTCGGCGATTTTCCAGGTAGATGTAAAGTTCATAAGCAGATTCTCACCACAAGGGCAAAAGGTTATACGGATACCGCTCCGGCGCTGAGCCGGGGCGGTTTTATTTATGTGTGGATCCAGCCGATTGATGGACTGAGGACGTCGACCAAAAGCGCAAGGGCACACAGCAAAAGAATACCCAAGAGGATGAGCGTCACAAGCCGGTGCATGCGCAGGGACTTCTGCTGCTGAGCAAGCTGCGCACGAAGGGCCGCGTTCTCGGCGCGGATTTTTTCGGCATCGGGAGGCTCGGCAGGCTCGGCAGGCTCGGCAGGCGGGATGCCGAAATACTCATCCATAGAAACGCCCATCTCCCGGCAGATCGGGCCGACCGTGTAAACGGACGGATTTTTGATGTCGCCGCGAAAGAACTGGGAGACGGTGCCGACGGAAAGGTCGGTATTTTCGGCGACGTCCTGGTTTGTTTTGTGCGGAGTGATCGTCTGCTTCTGCTCACGGCATAAATCAGATAATTTTTCATTCAAAACATGTCATTCCCCCCAAAAAAGCAAGACGTCTGACTGCAAAAAGCAACTGTAATATCTTTACAAGTCTACCGTGGACAGGCTATCCTAAAGTTACAGACGGCTCCCGGTCGCCTGCGCAAGCAAAAGCCCGCGCCGTTGTTCGGCCAGCGGCGCGGGCGACATCTCAAAAACCAAGCGCGTACATGAGGCCGGGGATGACGCGGACGAACAGGAAGCAGCCAGCACAAAGCGCAAGGGCAATGACGATGATAACTTTCCGGACTCTGCGGGGACCAGCGACGGCGGACTCGTATTCCTCAGGCGTCATGCCATCCGTGTACTCATCGTAGAGCGGGCGCCCGGCGTCGTCTGTGAACTTGTTATCATAGATTCGGCAAAAATCAACCAGCGTGCCAATGCCCCAAAAGCCGAGCGTAAAGAGCCAAAGAAGCCCCGTCCAGATCTTGCCGACATAAAACCGATGTGCACCAAAGCCGCCGAGGAAGATACAGAGCAGCAGCGCAGTCGAGCGCTTCTTCTGCGCGGGCTGGCGGGGCTCCCGCGCGCGGGACTCGGCCTTCGCCTGGTCGCGGATGTAATTCACGGTCCCGCAGCCGCAGTACGGGCAGATCAAAGCCTCATCGTCGATCTCCTTGCCACATTTGTTACAGTACATAAAACCTCCTACGGGTCACAATCCTTGCACGGCGTGTACAGCGCGGCGGCCTCTTCACGCGAGCCGGTGAAGCTGCCGCGGTTCTCGGGGTTCATCTGGTCGACGTGCGAGCAGCCGGGAAGATGGAAAACGCCGCTGGACTTGTTGTAGATATACGTGTGGATGCTGTCGCCGGTCGCACCGGAGATGGCCGGAGCCTCTGCGGGAAGCGTGCCAGGGAGGAACGAAACAAAATCGCCGACGATCGGCTCCAGAGGCTCCACGTCGAGCGGGTCACCGCCGATGCTGGCGTAATACTCGGCCTGCGCCTCGGCCTGTTCCGCGTCTGTATATTCCGCGCTGCCGGTAAAGGCCGGATCCGCGGCGGGGAGCACAGCGGCGTCGGCCGCCGCGCGAAGCTCTGCGGGCGAAGATTTGTAAGAGCGGGCGGCGGAGATCGTGTCCGCCAGACGGAGCAGCCCGACCCAGCCGACAAAGGCCAGCACACAGCAGACCAGCACAAGCAGAACCCTGCGCCATGTCTGTTTCATGGCAAAACCTCCAGTTTGATATGTAAATTTTTGTAGACTCTCATAATTGTAAATATCGAACGTATGTTCTAATATAATCATGCGAGTCAGGGAAAGGAACCTACAAATATTGTAAGCCACCGCCGAGGAAAGCACAACCGGGAAAGTGAACAAAAAATGAACGGTATTTTTGTGGAAGAATGGGGGAACGGATAGAATGACGCGAAGTTTTTACCTGCAGGACATCCGCCGCATGCTGCGGCTTGCGACGACGGAACAACTCGATCTGGTCTGGCGCTTCCTGCGCGGACTGGTTGCATAGAGAAAAAAGAGCCGAGGGCGGTCATCCGTCCTCGGCCATTTTTTTTGCGATCTCGGCGAGCAGCTGCCATTCGTCGACGCTGAGCTTGCTGATGATCGATACAAACCGCTTGCGCGGCGAGTCGTCCGGGTCGTGGATAACGACGCCCATGAACTCGGCGATCTCTTGGTTCCGCGTCAGCTTCTGTTTCATCTCGCCATCGCCAGTGCGGAGCCAGTCCTCATTCACGTTAAACTCCCGGCAGATCAGTTTGATAAACGGCTCATTAGGGCTTGTTTTCTCACCCTCGAGGTTTGTGATCACGCCGCGGGTCGTGCCGAGACGTTCGGCAAAGTCGGTCTGAGAGAGTCCGGAAGATCTGCGGATCTCTTTGATTCGCTCGTTGATGGTCATTGAAATCACCTCATGACTATATTATACACGCGACGGATGTATTGTCAATACAAAAATATGCAAAATATTTCGCAAACATGTATTGACAAAACATCAGAATGGTGGTACAGTGTAGTCACAATACAAAACACGGAAATAAAGTGTTGCGACAACGCGAGGTGAGAACAATGTCCGAGAAGGAAAAGCAGGTCATGGACTACCTGAAAAAACAGTCCGGGAATCTGACCGACGAACAGCTCCAGCGCCTGAGCGATATCGCCTACGGCATGATGCTGGCGCAGGAGAGCAAGAAGGAGCAGGACAAACAGACTGCGTAAAGCTGTAAAACCTGGAAAAACTAACGCCGGAAGGAGGCTGAACCATGCGAAAACCGTATGACCCGATCGCGGACGAAGAGCCGCACATCGTGGCCGAGTATCATTTCCCAAACTGCACGGCGTATATCGCCGACAACTACCTGCGCCGGCTGACGCCGGAGCAGAAAGAAGCCAACCGGCAGGCCGCCCGCCGCGTGGCGTGGCAGATCCTCGAGCGGGCTGCAGCCGAAGGGCGTCTGCCCGCGGCCAGCAATTAAACGCGCCGTAAGGCGCGTACATAGGAGGGAGCCCCGTGGATGATTTTTTGAAGTTTTTTGCAGAGAAGGTGCTGACCTACCCCATGCACCTTGAAGTCAGCTATAGCAAGGTGACGGACTGGGGCGTCCGGGTGTGGCGGAGGGGAACCGCCTACGACGGGGACGACGAAGAACTCGTCAACGTCCAGGACTGCGACGCGGAACTGTGTTTTGCAATCGCGCAGATGCAGTTGAAAAACTGGCTGCTGGAACACGAAGGGGGATACTGAGCCATGGCGAAGGTAAAGACCTACACCCTGACGCTGGATGCGCAGGAGCTGCATGATCTGATCGAGGCGGCGCTGGTATGCGAGTGCCAGGCAGCGCAGATCATAAACGGGCTGAAGCGCAAGGGGCTTGACCTGGACGCGCAGAAGCTCGCGACACAAAACGCCCGTCTGGCGCGGCTCGTCAGGCGGATGCAGGAGACGGAGGAGAAGGCATGAAAAAGCTGCTTCTGACAACGGAAGAATGGCTGCATCTCAAGTGGATGCTCGAAAGGAACATGATCCGGATGGATGCGGATGCGTTCCGTCTCAAAGAGGGAGAGCCGGGCAGCGAAGCATGGCGGGAAGCCATCGGGAAAGAGCTCGAGAGAATTGAGAAGGAACACAGGAATATCGAGCGGATGCTGGAAAAGATCGAAGCGGCAGAGACCGTACAGACCGCAACGGATGAAACGGAGGAGAAGAAATGAGAACCAATCTTGCGGAGCGGATCGGGTATGAGCCGGAGGAGGAGACCAGGGAGCGGCAGGAGCGGCTGCTGGAGGAGCTGCGGTACCGGGAGGCCATGCGGCGGGTGGCAAAAACCTGCTGCGTGTGGCTGGGCGGCGCGGCCTTTGTGCTGGCGGTGATCGCCGGGTATGCGGAGATGGCCGACGCATGCATCGCGACCGGCGCGATCGCGCTGGGCCTGACGACTTACGGGATCCTGTGAAGCCGGTGAAGGACGAGCCAAAGATCCCGGTAGAGCTCCGGCCGGATCAGCTGGCCGACATTATCGACGCCGTCCTGGCTTTTGCCGATGACTGCGCTAATGACAGGGAGATCCTGCAGAGCATGCCGCGCGTCGACCGGGACACGGTCGAAGACCTGCTGCAGCGCGAGACGGCGCTGCAAACGCTCGCGGCATGGCTGCAGCACGTGCAGGAGGAATCAGAGTGAATTATTTTGCGCCGCGCATGCGGCCCATCCCGCCGCCCTGCGGCCGGAACTGCCCGGACCGAAGCGGCACATGCCGCGCCGGGTGCTGCACCTGGACGCTCTACGAGAGCATCCGGAACCACATCTACGATGTAAACCACCGAGACAGGGACAGCCTGCAGCCCGATCTTGCAGCGGGAAAGCAGATGGTCCATGCCGAAAACCAGATAAGGAGGCGCAAACACATTGCGAAATAGCATCGACTACCCCGGCGAGCGGGCGCCGCGGCGCCCCGCCGTGATCGCACAGGCCGGATACACCGGCCAGAACCACTTTTCCGTTACATATGGAGACCAGAAAGTGATCGTCCGCGCCGAGGATGGCTATGCGGCCCTTTTCACCGCAGCCAAACACTGGGGCTATAAATTTACCCGCCCGGAGTACCATCAGAACGCCCGCGCGACCAAGCTCCACTACACGCCGGACACCCGGTCAGGGGCGCTGAGATGAGGTTCGTGTGTGACGCCTGCCAGGATATCACGAACATCGCTGACGCCGGGGAGGGAGGACGGCAATGGACTTAGAACAAACCGCGATTGAGCGGCTGCGGTTTGCAGCTGAAATGTCCCTGCGGGTATACGAGCAGCCGCTGGTGATCACATACTCCGGCGGCAAGGACTCTGACGTGCTGCTGCATCTGGCAGGCAAAGCCGGTATCCAGTATGAGGTTTTGCACTCGCTGACCACGGCGGACGCGCCGGAGACCGTCTGGCACGTCCGAGACACCTTCCGGCGCTTGGAGCTGACCGGCGTAAAATGCACCATCGATACCCACCGCACGTCGGACGGCGGGAACGTGACGATGTGGAACCTGATCCCGCGTAAGCTGATGCCGCCGACACGGTTGGTGCGGTACTGCTGCGCGGAACTCAAAGAGGGCGGTGGGAAAGGAAGATGGATTGCAACTGGCGTTCGCTGGGCGGAATCGCAAAAGCGGAAATCTCGCGGCGCTATGGAAGCGCTGCATAAGAGCAAGGACAAGCGGCTGACGCTGATGAATGACAACGACGAAAGCCGAATGATGATGGAAAACTGCCAGCTCAAGGGGACGCGGACGATCAATCCAATCATCGACTGGACGGAATCTGATGTGTTGGACTACGCTTCTGCCGAAAAGATCTGTATGAATCCGCTGTATGAATGCGGATGGAAACGCGTGGGATGCATCGGATGCCCAATGGCGGGCAAACACAGAAACACGGAGTTTGCGCGCTATCCGAAGATCAAAGCGGCGTATGTCCGGGCGTTTGATAGGATGCTTGCGGAACGGCGCAAGCGAGAACTTCCGTGCGCGTGGCAGACCGGCGAGGACGTGATGCACTGGTGGATGGAGGACGGCGTGCTGCCGGGGCAGATGGCAATTGAAGGAATGGAGGATACGCCATGACAAGGCAGGAAATCGTGCAGGAGCTGCGGTGCTGCGCAGAGGGCGAGTGCAAAGACTGCCAGTTATACGGCAAGATTGCTTGCGTTGAGACGTTGTGCAAATACGCGCTCGACCTCATCGAGCGCCTGACCGCAGAGAACGCGGCGCTGCGGGAGAATGTGCCGCAGTGGATCAGCGTGGAGGAAGGAGGCAAGACAGATGCTTGATATTTGCCCAGTATCGCTGGCAGAAGCAAACGCGTTTGTGGCAGAGCATCACCGCCATCATAAGCCGGTCGTTGGACATAAATTTTCCATCGGCTGCACAGACGGAGAGAAAATCGTAGGCGTTGCAATCGTCGGCAGACCGGTTTCGCGGTATCTGGATGATGGGTGGACGCTTGAGGTAAATCGCTGCTGCACGGACGGCACGCGGAATGCGTGCAGCATGCTATATGCAGCTGCGTGGAGAGCTGCCCGTGCGATGGGCTATCACAAACTGATTACATATATCCTCGATACAGAGTCGGGGACAAGCCTCAAGGCGGCTGGATGGAAGTGCGTCGGACAGGCCGGCGGGCTTCGCTGGACAGGCAAGCGCCGCCCGGAGGTAGACCTTTGCCCAGCACAAATGAAAATCCGCTTTGAGCGGGAGGAAGGAGAATAATGCCACCTAAAGATAATTCTGAAAGAGCCTGTGAAGAGTGCATCCATTATTGGGCGTGCTCCAGACAATGCGGCGAGCCGATGGCACAGCGTAGCGCCACTGGCTGTGAGTGCTACGAGACGATTAAAAGCAGTATGGCGTATTATCTCGGGACACTGGATGGAGCCAAAGGAAAAATCCCAAATCGCCTCCGCGAGCTTGCCGAGGCCGACAAGGACGGGCGCGTGGTCGTGCAGCCGTGCAAGGTGGGCGATATATTATACAGAGTGTTTGCCGGAGAAATCTTCGAGCACCGAGTCGGGAGCATGAAATACTTCGCAATACAGGGACGGTGGGACATTGAAACGTACCCGTTCTGCCCATGCGTGGAAAGCTCCATAGGAAAAACCATATTTTTAACCCACAAAGAAGCCGAGAAGGCTTTGCAGGAAATGGAGGGCAAGAAGGATGGCAAAACGTAAAAACATGATGGACATGACGCCGGTCTGTGAGCGGTGCGGGAAGGTCGCGCCGGTGGACGAAAAGCTATCGACTCCGAACTGGACAGTTTACCGGACAAAAGAGCCGTGCGAATGCGGCGGGAAATACACGGCGCGTGCGTTTTTGGACGACCGCGTGCTTTCCTCGTGCGATAAGGAGGCCAACCAGCCTGACGAATACATCAGCCGCGAGGCAGCGCTGAAAGCAGCGAATGAATGGGTAAACGAGGCGTGCATGGCGACCGTGATGCGGATAAGCCGATTGTTCGATAAACTTGCAAAAGTGCCCGCCGCCGACGTTGCGGAGGTGGTGCGGTGCAAGGACTGCAAACACAAGGTGCGAACCGACGCAAACGGTATTGTCATCTGCTCTGAGGAGCACGGCATGTATTGCCCAACCGAGAGTGATTCTTGCAGCTACGGAGAATATCAGACAAATACGGGAGGCGTGACCGAATGAGCGGACTGCGGTTTGAATCCATGGTGGACATGCCGCCGAGGATGCGGGAGCTGTATGCCAGGCAGCAGATCGACCTCTCAGGCGCTGCGGCGCCAGCTCCCCTTCACAAGGGGAGCCATGGGAAGACGAAGTACGGCAGCCGGAAGGATACGCGCGGCGAGCTGCGCTTCGACAGTCAGAAGGAAGCCCGCCGGTATGACGAGCTGATGGTGATGCTCCGGGCTGGCATTATCTCCGATCTGCGCCTGCAACCTCAGTTCACCTTGCAGGAGAGTTACATCACCGAGACTGGCGAGCGCATCCGCGCAGTGCGGTACACGGCGGACTTTTCGTACAAATTCGGCGGCAAGCTCGTCGTCGAAGATGTGAAGTCCAAGCCGACGCGGACAAAGGAGTATCTGCGGAACCGCAAATTCATGCGGTCTAAATTCGGGATCGAGATCCAGGAGGTCTAACATGCCAGAAAAAAACGAGAGCAGCCCGCGCGAGGCATGCGGGCTGCCGAAGCAGGGCAATGCCTGTCCGTATGCAAAGCTCGCGCCGGATCTTTGCGCGCGGTGCGGCTGGAACCCGGAGGAGCACGCGCGGCGGCAGGCGCTGCCGCTGACTGAGAACGCCGACGGGCTGCGGCACAAGGATATCAGCCAGCCCGAGGATTGATGTCAGCAATCAGCCGGGGACCATATTTTTTCGGACTTTGGCCGCGGCCGCTCCGCCATGAGACGGCTGCGGGAGGATCACCCCGGCTCTGCACCCGGCCCGCGAAACCTCAAGCCCGCGGGCCGGGGATAAAAAGCGCGTGTGGAACGTGCGCGCGGATGGGAACCGTCAACGTTACCCCACGCCGGGTGTTGGGATCGCCCGGCGGCATCGTGTTACCTCCTTATGGAAAGCTGCCTGAGCAGACAAGGGCAGCTCGTCTGCGGCGACAGGGGGACGCGCAGGTGCAGGCGGTGCAAGTCCGCCCTGCATAGGGGCCGGGAGACCGGCCCCTGACGAAAGGAGAATGGAAATGTCACACGTAGTCGATCTGACGGGCATGGACTTTGGATATTTGCATGTCATCGGGCGGGATACCAGCAAAAAAGGAGACACGGCACACTGGATCTGCCGGTGTAAATGCGGGACCATCTGCAGCAAGGACGGAAGATACCTCCGGAACGGGCATGCAAAAAGCTGCGGCTGCTTCCGGAAAGAACGCGCGGCCACGCTCGTCACCAAGAAGGATCCAGCCAAAAAGCCAAAAACCGAACCGAAGAAGAAAAAATTCGGCCGCGGCCCGCAGCGGGCAGGCTCCGGGATCTGCTACAACCCACTCTGCCCGACGCGCAACAACTACCGCGGCGCCTGGAGCTGCACCGAATGCCGCTTCTGCCCGGAACGAAAATTCACCCGCCAGTCGAGGCGGGAGATCATCACAATTTGAAGGGAGTATCAAAATGGCAGGGATCATGGATATGTTTTCGGTCGAACTGGATGAGTTTGTAAAGGACTATGACGATCTGCACTGGGACGTCAGTTTCCGCGGCGAGGAATACCCGCCGCGGATCGTGATGGAGCAGGCGACGCCGCCGCTCTACAAGATCGAGGATGACGGCTCGAAGACGCTGGAACCGAACCCGACCATCCAGATCATCGGCAGGCCAGACACAGAGGTCGTCACGACCGGAAAGCTGAAGATCAGCAAAAAGGACTTTACCAAGCTGACCAACCGCGCCGCCGCTCTGCTGGAGCTGTTCCTGCACGGGTTTATGCAGGAGCGCAAGGAAATGGAGGCGGCACAGGAATGACTGACACGGGGAAACTCTATTGGTCTGCGATCGAGACGTTCGGCGAGGACCTGCAGATCGCGGTCACCATCGAAGAGATGGCGGAGCTGACGAAGGAACTGTGTAAGGCGCAGCGGGTGACATTTGTCGCTCGGGGCGGCCTCGGGGATGGGCTGATCGACAACCACGACGAGATCGCCGAGGAGATCGCGGACGTCCAGATCGCGCTGGAAGAAATGATGCTGCTGTTCGGCGTCCCGGTGGAAGTGCAGATAGCCAGAAGGCAAAAGCTTGCTCGTCTGGAAATGCGGATCGAGAAGGCAAGAGAGGAACGCGGGGACAATCGTGAGCATACCGCACATTGGGAAGACCCGGGCCAGAAGGGGGATCTGTGGTATGCAAAGCTGAATGGGACGGGGCCAGACCCCAAAGGAGCGCGAGGCGCGTGGGGGCACTGCCCAAAATGCGGGGCATCAGATTGCGAATGGGACGCTGAGACAGACGTATGCACATGCAAGGAATGCGGATACACGAACTGACCGTTGAAACTGTGGCCGGAATTTCCGGCCACGCTTTGAGCGGGCAGAAAAAACAAAGGAGGGCTACAGCATGAAATGGGAACAGGGATGCTTATTCGACGACAACCCGGAATACGATGTGTTCACGGAGAAATTCAAACCCAAAAAGACAACGGACGACTGCTACACGCCGCCGCTTGTTTATGATGCGATCCGGGATTGGGCGTGCAGTGAATATGGGATTGACCCGGCCTGCATCGTGCGGCCATTCTATCCGGGTGGGGACTATGAGCGCTTTGACTATCCGGACGGCTGCGTCGTGCTGGACAACCCGCCTTTTTCGATTCTTTCAAAAATCTGCGAATTCTACATAGACAGAGGGATTGCGTTCTTTCTTTTTGCGCCATCGCTCACGGCGCTCTCCGGCCGATCAGTTGTGCTGAGGATGAACCACATCATTTGCGATGCAGACATCACGTATGAAAATGGCGCAGTCGTTCACACGGCGTTTGTAACAAGTTTTGGAGGAAACATCGCGCAGAGCGCCCCATCACTCGGAAGGGCAGTCGAGCGGGCGATGCGGCAGATAAAGTCGCAGACGAAACGGGAGTTGCCGAAATATACATATCCGGACCATGTGCTGACGGCAGCCATGCTGCAGAAATATGCGCACTACGGTGTAGAGTTTGCGGTTAAGCGCGAGGACTGCACGTACGTTACCAAACTGGATAGTCAGCGCGAGACGGGAAAGAGAATCTTTGGTGACGGACTGCTGCTGTCAAACCGAGCTGCCGCCGAGAAAGCTGCCGCCGAGAAAGCTGCCGCCGAGAAAGCTGCCGCCGAGAAAGCCGCCGCCGAGAAAGCCGCCGCCGAGAAAGCCGCCGCGCACGTCTGGGAGCTGTCTGAACGTGAAAAGGGCATCATTGCGAGCCTCGGGAAATAAACCGAGGCAGGAGGAGCTATGGTAAAGAGACACAAGCGCCGGAAGTTTTCCGGGAGGGTCTGCGAGCAGATCGTGTACACGGTGGCTGGCGGCACAGATCCGAAGATCAGCCGGCCGAAGAAGCCGCGGTTCCAGACGCGGGAAGAGCAGGACGAATTCAACCGGAAAATCTCCGAGGGGAAACTGGAAGCGCTCGTCAATGCCAACTTCGGCCCGACCAGCCTGTATTCCACGCTGACGCTCGACGCCGAGAACGAGGTACATACTGCTGCCGAAATGCGGCAGATTCGGAACAGATTCTATCGCCGCCTACTATATAAATACCCAAACGCCAAGATCGTGATTGTCTACGGGCAGGGCAAGTCGACGAGCCGGTTCCATCTGCACATGATCTCGGACGGCATTCCGGAGGATGAGATCGGCAGGATCTGGGGCCTCGGCAGCGTGATCGAGGTTCGGCACTTACGGGAACACAACTATTACATGGACGAAAATGGAAACAAAGTCGACCACGGCCGGGATTATAAGGCGCTGGCCGACTACCTGCACGGCCACTGGAAAAAGGAATTCGGCGGGCACCGGTACAAGGCCAGCCGCAGCTGCGTCCGGCCGGAGCCGGAACCTGCGACCGAGGCCGTGCGCGAGTACAGCCTAAAGCATCCACCAGTTGCCCCGCGCGGCTATATCCTCGTCGAGGCACGGACGACAAAGTACGGGTATCAATATTATAAGTATGTAGTCGACCCAAGATCAGAGCACAAGCGGAACGGGAGCCGCTTAAATTAAGCCTTGTATATGCGTAAGGTTTTAGAACGAAGCAGGAAGGAAGTGGGAAAGTGTCGAAACCGAGATACTGGTGGTACGGGAATGTCTGCCGCACCATCGGCGAATACCCGAAACTGAGCCGACGGGTTCGGGATATGAGCCGGCAGAAGATCACACCGGGATATTCCTCACAACCGGGCGGGCAGTCCTCCGGCCGCGCCGTCGAGGACATTGCGGTGCGCGTCCTGTCCTCACGGGAGTACGAGGACTACACAGCGATCCAGTCCGCCATCAACACCGTGCAGACCTGGCGGGACGGCGGCGATGTGCTGGAGATCGTGCGCCTGCATACGTGGATCTGGCCGCGCGAGAGTCTGGAGTCCGCCGCCAGACAGGTACACGTGAGCACATCCACGGCCAAGCGGATGTACAGCCGCTTTGTCTACGAGGCAGCGCGGGCAATGGGATACCGCAAAAGTTGAGCTAACAGAGCCTAAAATCTGTGCTACAGTGATAGCGTGAAGAATTGGAGGGAACAGGATGCAGCCATGGGCCGCGAGCTTTTATGCGTCCGGGCGCTGGAAGAAATGCCGCGCCGGGTATATCAAGTTCCGCCGGACCATCGATGGCGGGCTGTGCGAAGAGTGCCGGGACAAGCCGGGCTACATCGTCCACCACAAGCGGGCGCTCACGCCGGACAACATCACCGACCCGGACGTCAGTCTGTCCTACTCCAACCTCGAGTACGTCTGTAAAGACTGTCACGATCAGTTCGACGGTCACGGAGTCGCAAAATCTCTGACGCAAAAAATTTTCTTCGACGCCGCCGGAGACCCGATCCCCCCCGTCGCGCGAGGCCGGGGCGCCGGCTAGATCACCGCATGCCCTACCTCGGAAGAATACGCAGACTGTTCGCGAGGCCCCCCTGCTTTGAAGCGGCGATAAGTAATCCACGCGCACGCGTGAGCAGGAGGCAAAAATCACGCAAAAAGGAGGCGTTTTCTGTGGCGAATCAGCGTGAAAAGACCAAAGAACAGCGGATCCGCGCGGAGAAAGCGCGTCTGAAAAAGCTTTACCGGAATCTGCCGAAGGAAGCAGCCGGGACTGTCGCAGGCCTCATCGATCAGGCAGCATTTATGCGCATCGAGTGCGAGGACATGGCGGACGACCTGCGGGAAAACGGCTGGACGGAGAAATTCCAGCAGTCGGAGCGGCTCGAGCCCTATGACCGCGCCCGGCCGATCGGGCAGGCGTACAACTCCACGAACGCGAACTACCAGAAGATCATCAAGCAGCTCACGGCGCTCCTGCCGAAGCCGGACACCGCGCCAAAGCAGGAGGACGACGGCTTTGCAAGCTTTGTCCGGGAGCGTGACGAGGAATGAAACTCACGCGCTACCCGGAGACCTACAACCCCATCCTCGAATACTGGCAGGCTATCCAGGGCGGCCGCGAGGTCGTCAGCCTGAAAGTCCAGAAGACCTACCGGCACGTTGTAGAGCAGCTGGAAAACACGGATTCCGAGTTTTATTATTCCCCGCGCCGGGCAAACCACGTCCTCGAATTTTTTGAAAACTACTGCCACCACTCCAAGGGCAAGGCGGGCGGCCAGCTCGTCCGGCTGGAGCTATGGGAAAAAGCACTGCTGGCGACTGTCTTCGGGTTTATCGACATCGAGGGAAACCGCCAGTACCGCGAGGCCATCCTCATCGTCGGCAAGAAAAACGGCAAGTCGCTGCTGGCCTCCGGCGTCGGCCTGTATTTGCAGCTGGCGGACGGCGAAGCGGGCCCGGAGGTCTACGCCGTCGCAACCAAACGCGACCAGGCGAAGATCATCTGGCAGGAAGCAAAGCGCATGGTGCAGAAGTCACCGGCGCTGCGAAAACGGACGCGCTGTCTGGTCGGCGAGGTGGACAGCGATTACAATGACGGCGTATTCAAGCCGCTGTCCTCGGACAGCGACACGCTCGACGGCCTGAATATCCATGGGGCCATGATGGACGAGCTCCATCAGTGGAAAAACGGCAGACCGCTGTACGACATCGTTGCCGACGGCGATCAGGCCCGCGCGCAGCCGCTGCGATTTATCACCTCCACCGCCGGCACCATTCGAGAAGACATCTACGACGAAAAATACGAAGAGGCCGAGCGCATCATCAACGGCTACGAAGATCCGGACGGGTACCACGACCCGCGCCGGATCGCGTTTATTTACGAGCTCGACAAGCGCAGCGAGTGGACGGACCCGGACTGCTGGAAAAAGGCAAATCCGGGCCTCGGGACGATCAAGTCCTACACGGCCCTCAAAGAGCGGGTCGAGCGAGCGGAGAAAAACCCGGCTCTCGTCCGAAACCTCGTCTGCAAGGATTTCAACATCCGCGAAACGTCCTCCGAAGCCTGGCTCAACTTTGAGCAGCTGGACAACCGCGACACCTTCCAGCTCGACAGGGAAAACCGCCGCCTGATCTGGCAGCACCACATGTCGGACGGCCAGACGCAGGAGCGCGTGCTTTCCTACCCGCGCTACGGCATCGGCGGCGCGGACCTCTCCAAGACCACTGACCTGACGGCGGCAAAGGTCCTGTTCCAGGTGCCGGAGCTGCCGGAGATCCTGTTTGTGCTGCAGATGTACTGGCTGCCGCAGGACCTTTTGGAAAAGCGCGTCACGGAGGACAAAATCCCCTACGACAAGTGGCATGAGCGCGGGCTGCTCCGCCTGTCCGAGGGCAACAAGATCCGCTATGAGGACGTCAAAGCATGGTTTATCGAGGTACAGGAAGACCTCGATATTTTTATCCCCTTTATCGGGTATGATGCGTGGTCTGCGTCTTACTGGGTCGACAGCATGGCGGACTATTTCGGGGAAGAAGCCATGATCGCCGTACATCAGGGCGTGAAGACCTTGTCAGAGCCCATGAAGCGCTGCGGGAACGACTTGGAATCCAAGCGCATTATTTACAACAACCACCCGATCGACAAATGGAACCTCGCAAACACCGCCTACGACGAGGACAAAAACGGCAATATCCAGCCGCACAAGACGAGCAAGTCCACACGCCGTATTGACGGAACGGCGGCCCTGCTCGATGCCTACACGATCTACGATCAGAAGCAGGCAGAATACACCAGTATGCTCTAGGAGTGAGACAATGGGATTTTTTAAAAACCTCCTGACGAATATCACGACGACCAAGCGCGTCTCGACCGTCCAGATGGTGCAGGAGCGCGGGAATGGCTTTTACAGCTACAACGGAAAAATGTATCAGTCCGACATCGTCCGCGCCTGCATCCGGCCCAAGATCAAGGCCATCGGCAAGCTGACGGCCAAGCACATCCGGGAGACCATCACCGCCCAGACGCGGAAGATCGCCGTCAACCCGGAGCCGTACATCCGCTTCCTGCTCGAGGAACCGAACCAGTACATGACAGGCCAGCTGCTGCAGGAGAAGCTGGCCGCGCAGCTGGTACTCAACAACAATGCGTTTGCCGTGATCCTCCGGGATGAAAACGGTCTGCCGAACGCCATTTTCCCGGTCGCGGCCATGCAGGCAGATGCCGTCTATGACGCTGGCGGGAATCTGTACCTGAAATTTTACATGCAGAACGGCAATGTGCTGACGTTCGCCTATGACGACATCATCCACCTGCGCGGTGATTTCTACGAGAACGACATCTTCGGCGACCCCATCGCCCCGGCCATCGTGCCGCTCATGGAGATCGTCACCACGACGGATCAGGGCATCGTCAAGGCCATCCGGAATAGCGCCGTCATCCGCTGGCTTTTGATGTTCGCATCCTCCATGCGCTCGGAGGATATCAAGAAGCGTGCGCAGGACTTCGCGGACAGTTTCCTGAACGTGACTAACGGCACGGGCGTCGCGGCCGTCGACGCAAAGGCCGAGGCCAAGCAGATCGACCCCAAGGACTACGTCCCGAACGCCGCCCAGATGGATAAGACCACGCAGCGCATCTACGCCCTGTTTAACACCAACCCGCATATCGTCACGTCGATCGCGACGGAGGACGAACAGAACGCCTATTTTGACGCCGAGATCGAGCCGGTTTTGAAGCAGCTGAGCGGCGAGTACACCCGCAAGCTCTTTTCCCGGCGCGAGCGCGGCTGCGGGAACCGCATCGTCTTTGAGGCCTCCGCGTGGGACTTCGCCTCGACCTCGACCAAGCTCAACCTCCTGCAGATGGTCGACCGCGGCGCGCTGACGCCGAACGAATGGCGTCGCGCCTTTAACCTCGCGCCGGTCGACGGCGGCGACAAGCCAATCCGGCGGCTTGATACGCAGCCGGTCAATCAGAATACCACCCAGAAGGGAGATGAAACCGCATGAAGATCAGCATTCGCGGGCCAATCGTGTCCAGCAACCAGCACCGCTTTTATCAGTGGTACGGCATGGAGGCGACGAGCCCCAAATCCGTAGCCGACGCGCTTGCCAAGGGCAACGGCGAGCGGGCAGAGGTCGAGATCAATTCCGGCGGCGGAGAGATCTTCGCCGCGAGCGAGATCTATACCGCACTGCGAAACTACGCGGGCGGCGTCCACATCCGCATCGTCGGCCTCGCGGCCTCGGCCGCGTCCATCATCGCCATGGCGGGCGAGTCGGAGATGACGCCGACCGGCATGATGATGATCCACAACGTCCAGTCCAGCGCCGACGGCGACTACCGCCAGATGGAGCACACCGCCGGTGTCCTGCGCGACGCCAACCACGCCATTATCTCGGCCTACGTCGCCAAGACCGGCAGGCCGGAGGCGGAGATCGCCGCCATGATGGACGCCGAGACGTGGGTCACGGCGGATCGGGCCGTCGAGCTCGGCCTCGTCGACCGCGTCATGCAGCTGGACACCGGCCAGAAGCCGCTGGCAGCGGATTTTTATTCCGGCATGCTCAGCGAAGACGCGCTCAAACGCGCGGAAAACTTTTTAAAAAATCAGGCTGCAGGGCCTGACTTTTTTATGCCCGAACGGGCGCAGGCAGAAGCAAAACTGAAATTTTTAAAACTCAAAGGAGAATTGAAATGACAAAGGAATTTTACAACATCCAGCGCCAGAAGCTCATGGACGAAGCCCAGAAGCTGCTGGACGAAGGCAAGACCGCAGAGGCGCAGGCCAAGATGAAAGAAGTCGAGGCCCTCGACGCCAAGTTTGAGGAGGAAGCCAAGATCCAGGCAAACCTCAACGCGCTTGCGGGTCAGAAAGTCGCGGCTCCGGCTGCGGCGGCACAGTCCATCGACCTGTCCGGCACGGCAAAGACTCCGGACGTGCTCGACCGGTACGACACCGACGAGTACAAGCGGGCCTTCATGAACTACGTTTTGACCGGCAAGAAGATTCCCGCAGAGCTGACCAATGTGGACGCCAACACCAAGACAACCGACGTCGGCAGCGTCATCCCGACCACGACGATCCAGAAGATCTACGAGAAGATGGAAGCCATCGGCATGATCCTGCCGCGCGTAACACACACGTCCTACGCGGGCGGCGTCCAGGTCCCGACCAGCTCGGCCAAGCCGACGGCCTCCTGGGTCGCCGAGGGTGAGGGCTCCGACAAACAGAAGACTTCGACCGGCAAGATCGTCTTTGCGTACCACAAGCTGCGCTGCGCGATCTCCATGTCGCTGGAAGTTTCTATCATGGCGTACCCGATGTTCGAGGCACAGTTTGTCCGGAACGTCGCAAATGCGATGGTAAAGGCGAAGGAGCAGGCCATCATCAACGGCACCGGTTCCGGCCAGCCGAAGGGAATCCTTGCGGAGACCGCCCCGACCGGCCATAACATCGACATTGCCGCCGCGACAACTGCTCTGACCTACAAGGATCTGTGCAAGGCCGAAGCTGCGCTGCCGCAGGCATATGACGGCGCGGTCTGGTTCATGTCCAAGAAGACATTCGAGACGCAGATCGTCGGCATGGTCGACAACAACGGCCAGCCCGTCGCGCGCGTCAACTACGGCATCAACGGCAAGCCCGTCAACTACATCCTCGGCCGCGAGGTCATCCTGACCGGCGACTACCTGCCGGCCTTTGCAGCGTCGGTCACGGCCGACACCGTCTTCGCCTTTATGTTCGATCCGGCGTACTACCTCTGGAACGAGAACATGGGCATGACGGTAAAGCGCTACACCGACGAGGACACCGACGACGAGGTCACAAAGGCCATCGAGATCGCCGACGGTGCGTGCGTCGACGTCAACAGCCTCGTCACGCTGACCAAGAAGAAAGCCTGACGGAGCGCGGCCAACAGGGAGGGATGACAATTGGCTTTGATCAACGTTGCAAAAACCGCCCTGCGGCTGACCACAAACGCCCTTGACGACGAGCTCGCCGACGAGGTAGACGCCTGCCTTCTGCGCCTGCATCTGGCAGGCGCGGATGGCGCGGAGGAAGACCCGCTTGTAAAGGACGCCGTCCGCGCCTACGTCCGCTGGCAGCATGATTTCTGCGGCCGGGGCGAGGAATGGAGGACCTGCTTTGCAGATATCCGCGACGCTATGGGGCTGTCCGACGATTACAGGGCAGTCCAAGCCAACGGCGGAGCAGGAGGTGCTTGCTGTGATCTTTGACACGCAGATCACGCTGCGCCTGTTCTCCTACCCCATCGTAAACGGCCAGACGGCGGAAAAGCTCGAGCGAGAAACCACCGTCTGGGCTGCCCGCAAGTCCGTAAACCGCGCCGAGTATTATCAGGCCGCACAAGCCGGCAAGCGCACGGACGCAATTTTCCGCATGCACAGCGCGGAATACGGCGGCGAGCAGCAGCTCACCTGCGACTCGGACGTCTTTGACGTCGTCCGCAGTTACGGCGCGGAGACGGAAGAGGTAGAGCTGACCTGCAAACGGAGGGACGGCGCATGATGATCTATGAGGCGCTGGAAAACCTGGGCGTACCGGTCTGCCACCCGCCATACAAGGGCGGAGAAGAAACCTACATCACCTATCAGCTGCTCGGCCAGTCCGGGCAGTTCTACGCCGAGGGCGGAGAGGCCGAGACCGGCGTGCAGTACGCTGTTTCCATCTTTGCCGAGGGCTTTGCCGCCGATCTGCTCCAGCGCACGAAAGCCGCGCTGGAGGCCGCAGGCTACATTGCTACCGTCGACATGGAGACCTACGACAAGGAAACAGGCCGCACGCAGATCGCGATCATCGCCGAGACAGAGGGCGCAGCCTATGGCTAACATCTCCATCACCGGTGTCGACGAGCTCATGGCCACGCTCCAGAAAGCGAATGTTTTTGACGAGGACATGCAGCAGGAGCTCCTGTACGCCGCCGGGGATATCATCGTCGAGGAACTGCAAAAAATGGTAAAGGCGAGTGGGTTTCAGACCGAGGCATATGCATCCAGCGTGAAATACCGCAAAACCATCAAACGCGACAAAAACGGAGACCCGTACATCTCCATCACCGCAGTCGGCAAAAACGAGCACGGAACGCGCAGGGCGACCGTGCTTTTTGTTTTGAATTACGGCCGCGCGAAGGAGCACGGGCAGATCACAGGAACTTATTTTTGGACAAAGGGCGTCAGGAACGCGCAGAAGCGCGTAAACGCGGAGCTCGAAAAGATCCTTACACAAAAGCTGAAAGAAAGGGGCCTATTGTAAATGCCTAGTTTTGACTTACGCGGCATCCGGGCGGGAAAGTATAAAAACACGTCCGGCACCGTAACCTACACAGAGCCGACCGACGTCGGCGACGCCATGAGCGCGCAGCTGGAACTCAAGTTCGCCGAGGGCCGCCTGTACGCGGAATCCAAGCTTGCCGAGTATATCAAGCTTGCCACCGGAGGCACGATCTCGCTGGCTGTAAAGTACATCAAAAAGGCCGCACAGGCCATGCTCTACGGCTGCACATCCGATACGAGCAAGGAAAATCTGAAATTCTCGGCAAAAGACATCGCAAACTATGTCGGCGTCGGTTTTTACGCGCCGGACAAGATCGACGGCGTGACCAAATACACCTGCGTCTGGGTGCCGAAAGCGCTGTTCGGCCCGCCCTCGCTGTCCTACCAGACCAAGGGCGAGAACATCCAGTTCAACACGCCGACCACGACCGGAGAATTCCTTGCCGACGACTCCGCCGACGAGTTGCTGCTCGAGACCGAGACCGTCGACACCGCGGCGGAGGCCGTTGCCTGGATCAAAGGGAAGCTGGGTGAGACATGATGGAAACGACAAAGCTCGAAACCGTAGATTATGAATTTGAAGGCCGGGTGTACCGGCTGACCTGCAACATGAACGCCATCGCATACGTGCAGGACGAATACGATGGGAATCTCGTGCAGGCGCTGGATCGGGTCCGTGGGATCAAAAGTACGCTGGCGTTTCTCGCCGGTATGCTGACGGACGCAGCGGATTCACAGGGGATCACCGATGAGAACGGACTGCCGCTGGTATTTACGCGGAAGCAGCTGGGCCGAAAGCTCACGCTCACGCAGACCGTGGAGGCCGGAAAGCTGATCTATCCGCTGGTTCGGGCCGAAGTATTGAAGAACGCGGGGGCCGAAACGAAACCGCAGGAAGACGAAAAAAACTGACACAGCCGGGGGAACCGAAGCCGAACGGCTTTGATTTCCCCGGCTATCTTGCCATCTGGCTCTTCCGGCTGCATCTGCCGGAGCGGGATTTCTGGAAAACCATGTCCCCGCGCCGCATAACGCTCCTGCTTGACGCGCTTGCGCCGCAAAAGCAGCCGGAGCAGCAGGAACAGCCGCAGAGCCTGTCGGCCTATCTGAACGGAGGCACCTAACATGCCGAACATCAATACAAAATTTACGCTTTCAGGCGAAAAAGAATACAAGCAGGCCATTTCCGAGATCGGAAGCGGCATGAAAGTGCTGGACTCGGAAATGCGCAAGGTATCCTCTGCCTACGCGCAGAACGCGGACAGCGTCGAAGCGCTGGGCGCGAAAAACGACGTGCTCGAGCGAAAGATCTTAACACAGACGGAGAAAATCGAGTATCTCAAGGCTGCGCTCCAGCAGTCCGCCGAGAAATACGGCGAGGCAGACAAGCGCACCATGCAGTGGCAGACCAGCCTCAACAACGCCGAGGCGGATCTGAACAGCCTCAACAATCAAGTCGACGAAAACAAGCAGAAGATCGCGGACTCCGGCAAGGAGATGGGCAACCTCGGCGACGTGGTGAACGGCCTGACGTCTAAGCTTGGCATCCAGCTGCCGGACAGCATGAAGTCCTCCATGAACGCCATGGGGAACCTCGATACCTCCGCGCTGGCGATGGCGGGCGGCTTCGCTGCCGTCGCGGCGGCGATCGTCAAGGCAGAAAAAGCCATGATCTCCATGACGAAGGAGTCCGCCGCCTTTGCCGACAACATCATCACGCTTTCCATGCAGACCGGGCAATCGACACAGCAGCTGCAGGAGTTTTCCTACGCAACCGAGCTGATCGACGTCTCCGTCGATACCCTGCAGGGCAGCCTCCGCAAGCTGACCAACAACATGCAGGACACGATGAACGGCACGGGCAATGCAAAGGCATCCTTTGAGGCACTGGGCGTCTCCGTGACCAATGCCGACGGCAGTATGCGCAGTGCGAACGACGTTTTTTATGAGACGATCGACGCGCTCGGAAAGGTGAAAAACGAAACCGAGCGGGACGCAATGTCCATGGACATTTTCGGACGCTCCGCGCAGGATCTGAATCCGCTGATCATCCAGGGATCGAAAACCCTCAAGGCCTACGCAGACGAGGCACACAACGTCGGCTACGTGCTCGACGACGAGGCGCTTTCCGCACTCGGAGCGGTCGACGACGCGTACCAGCGCCTGCAGAAGACACAGGAGGGCGTCAAAAACCAGCTGGCCGTGGAGTTTGCCCCGTACCTCGAAGAATTCTACGGCGACGTCACCACCATGGTTAAGGACGGCGGCAAGGCCATCAAGGACTCAGGCATCGTCGACGCCTTCGGCATGCTGCTTGAGACCGTCGGCGATATCCTCAATCCCATGTCCGACCTGTCCAACAACCGCGTCCCGGCGCTGACCAAGGCGCTGCAGCCGCTGGCAAAGGTCATGGCGCTCATGGCCGACGCGGCGGAGCTGCTCAAAGGCGTCATCAACTTCGGCACCGGCCACATCGGAGAAGGCTGGGGGCAGATGAAACACGCGCTGGGCTTCGGCTACAGCAGCGGCAACGGAAACAACTACCAGAACCTGCTCGACAGCTACAACGAACAGCAGTGGGGCCAGAGTGCGGCCGACCTGTCGAAAGCTTACGAAGAGGCCGTGGCAAGAGGCGACTCTTCAGCCATCGGCGTAACGGAAGACGAATGGCGCAGGCGGTACCTGGGCGGCAACGCCTCCGGCACGGACAACTGGTACGGCGGCTTCACGCGGGTAAACGAAAACGGCCCGGAACGCATCTATCTGCCGTCCGGAAGCCGCATCCAGACGGCCAGCGAGACCCGCTACACCTCCGGCGATACCTACAACACCACCGTCTACGTCGACCACGTCGACGACCTCGACACCATCCTCCGCATCGCCAAAAACGCACGCATCACAGCCAGAATGGGGGCGAAGTAAATGCCAACCTTTACAGTGCAAGCGAGTGGCTCGACGGCAGTCGCGAAGAACCACCCGAACACAAACTATTCGGATCTTACACAGTACAAATTCTTCGTAGAGCCGTTTACAGGAGACGCGGGAAACATTAAGCGAGGGGATAACGTATATATCAACTTCCCTGTGCCGGGCGACGCATACAAGTTCAAACGGGTAACAAAAGTAACGCTTGCATTTTATGCACAGCCAACAGCAGAAAGCGGCGCTATATACAAGGGGATTTGGACATATGTAAATGCGTTGGCGAGTCAATTTGATGCGGATGCAATGACATATGCGACAAGGCCTGAGATATACCAGACCTTCACAGGGGTTTCGGAGCAAGCAAACGGAAACTGGACGGCTCTGAATGAAATCATACAGCTAAATGCAGTTTTTGACCTGAAAAATTACAAATCAAAAAAAGAAGAACTGCAGCAAGGAATAAGAAATGGCTTTGTGGTCGCGCTTCGAGGAGGAGAATCAGGGACAAGCGAGGCGATTATATTCGGCGCAAAGTCAACACGGAAGCCATCGTTGGTGTGCGAGTATTCGGACGACACTGTAGGGATAACAGCGGATGGGTTTGCTCCGACAGCCGGCGCTTTTGTGAACAGATTTGAAAAAAATATGTTTACATGGCGCTGTGACGATGACACAGCCGACTCACAGGTCTGCTTCGCAGAGATAAAGCAAACCTCCGCCGTCTTCGAGTGGCGCGTAAAAAATGCGAGCGCCTCAAACACGATCAGCGTCTCCGGCGCGACGACCGCCTGCACAGTCCCTGCAAATACATTCCCGTCCGGGACAATCGAGTGGCGCGTAAAGGTGACGGCGAACAGCGGCACGACAACAACGTCCGCATGGCAGGAGATCACGACCACGGACGTCACCCCGACGGCCAAGCCTGTTTCCCCATCCGGCATCGTCATCGACGCCACCATCGTCAACCGCTTTAGCTGGCAGCACATCATTTCAACCGGCACGCCGCAGAGCAAGGCCGACCTGCAGTGGTCCGCCGACGGCACGACCTGGAACACGCTAGCGACCGTCACCGGAGAAAATCGGCACTACGACGTGCCCGCGAACACCTTTACGAGCGGGACGAAATACTGGCGCGTGCGAACCTACAACACCGACGGCACCGCGTCGGCATGGAGCGACAAGGCCGAGTTTATCGCCATCAACGCGCCATCCGCGCCGTCGATCGTCATTCAGTCCACAGGCCCGCGACCGAAGATAAACTGGCAGACCTCCGAGCAGGAAGCCTATCAGCTGACGCTGTCCAGCGGATACACCTCCGGAACGGTCTACGGCACAGAAAAGGCATGGCGCTCGCCGGTCTACCTAGCCGACGGCAGCTACACCGTCCGCGTCCGCGTGCAGAACAAGTACGGCATGTGGTCCGAGTGGAGCGCAGCCGCGCTCCCCGTTTCGCACACCGAGGGCGAGGCCATCAACCTGACCGTCACCGCCGGCCATGAGGCCGCGCTCACCTGGCAAACCGACGGGAGCTACGATTTTTACCTTGTCGAGCGGGACGGCGCGGCCATCGCCCGCACCCTTCAGAAGGAGTATATCGACCACACCAGCATCGGCAGCGTGACCTACCGCGTCCGCGGCTGCTACGCAGACAGCGACAACTACGGCGTGTCCAATTCCGACACTGTCGAAGTGCTGCCCGAGACCAACATAATATGCGACCTCGAGACCGGCGTATGGCTCGAGATGCGCCTGTCCGAAACGCAGCTGCGCACCAACCGCACCAGTTTCTCGGCCGGGGTCTCCACGGTCCATCTGGCCGGTCTGGCCTATCCAATCGAGGAGCGCAGCGAGCAGCGCGACCGCGCCCTGTCCGTCGCCTGCGCCTGGCCGCACAGCCAGCGGGCCGCCGCCCTCGCGCTGGAAGCCCTTGTAGGCCGCCTCGTCTGCCTCAAAGACCGATACGGAAACATGGTCATCGGCTCGCTCCCGTCGCTCGAGAGCAACTGCGACGAGTTCATGCGCCGCTATTTCTTCACCATCTCGCACACGAACCGGGAGGAGGCGATCACCCTTGACCCGTGACGTCCGCTTCCGCGTCGACGTGCTCAGAAACGGCGCACCCATCACCCACATCCAATGGGACACCGGCAGCGCCCCGCAGATCATCGCCAGCCGCGACGCGACGATCCACACCAGCATCAAGGGCACCTTCCTCGTCAACGACGCGGTCGACTACCTCTCCGACGAGCTCCAGCCTGTCATGACCATTGACGGGCAGGAGACGCCCCTCGGCATCTATCAGGCCGCGACCCCGAGCATCAAGGGCGCGGCCGGTCAGAAGCGCGTCGAGGTCGAGGCCTACGACCGTTGCTGGCGCGTCTACAGCAACCGCACCGAGACCATCCTGCACCTGTCAGCCGGTGCGTCCTATCTCACCGAGATACGCAAGCTGCTCACCGCCTGCGGCGTCGCGCTCGTCATTGCGACGCCGTCGGACGCGACGCTGCAGACCGACCGCGAGGACTGGGATATCGGCACGAGCTACCTGACCATCGTCAACGACCTGCTGGCCGAGATCAACTACAACAGCCTCTGGTTCGACGCCTCCGGCGTCGCCCGGCTCGAGCCATATCAGGAGCCGAGCGCGCAGAACATCGACTGGTCCTATGGCACGACAGACCTCTTCCTTCCGGACCGACATCCGGGGCCGAACTTCTCGGATGAGGAAGACATCTTCGACGCGCCGAACGTCTTTATCTGCGTCTGCTCCAACCCGGATCTGGAGCAGCCCATGGTCGCAACGGCCGTCAACGACAATCCGCAGTCGCGCAAGTCCACCTTCCGGCGGAACATGCGCATCGCCTCGCTCATCAAGGTCGACAACATCGCCTCGCAGGAGGAGCTGCAGGCCTACGCCGACCGCATGCGCAACGAGTCGCTCCTTTCCGCCCGGGCCATCACGTTTTACACGCTCAATGACCCCGGCCACGGCATCGGTGACGTCCTCGCGCTCACGCACGACGACATCGGCGGCATTTACCTCGAGACCGGCTGGCAGATGCAGCTGTCAGCCGGAAGCCTGATGACACACTCTGCAAAAAGGACGGTGATTGCATAATGGAAGGCGTCGACAGCCTGTACACCGAAGAACCCGAAGAGCAGCAGACCGAAGAACAGCAGCAGCCGTTCCAGCTGGCCGTCATTGCGACGGTCGAGGAAGACGGCCTGACCCTCACGCCTGACGGCGCGGAGGAGCCGACCGAGAAGCATTTTAAATGCAACACCGGCATCAACTTCGCCGCCGGACAGCGCGTGGCCGTCCTCGAACTGTCCGGCAGCAAGGTCGTCATGTTCCCGATTGGCAACCCCGGCGCGGACGCGCCGGCGAAGATCCCGCCCGGCGGTACGGCCGGGCAGGTACTCAAAAAATCGTCCGACAACGACTACGCGCTCACATGGGGCAGCATCACCGGCCTTCTGCCGACCGGAGGAACGAGCGGACAGATCCTCAAAAAGTCAGGAAATGCCGACTACGCCGTCGAATGGGGCGACATCAACGGTGCTTTGCCGCCCGGCGGAACGACGGGCCAGGTGCTCAAAAAATCCAGCGCCACCGACTACGCCTGCACGTGGGGCAGCATCGACGGCCTCCTGCCATCCGGAGGCACCGACGGTCAGGTGCTGCTAAAAAACGGCGCGACAAACTACAGCGTAAAATGGGGAACGCTCACCGGAGCGCTGCCGAAGGGCGGCAGCGCAGGGCAGGTGCTGAAAAAATCATCTGCGACAGACTACGCTTGCACGTGGGGCGACGTCGACGGCACGCTTCCGAGCGGCGGCACCGACGGCCAGGTGCTCCTGAAAAACGGATCGACGGCCTACGCCGCGAAGTGGGGCACGGCATCCGCCGCAGAACTCAAGAGCGGATACAATTCGCTGGAGCTGAAAACAAAAACCCTGACGCCGTCCTCGTCCGGCTTTGAGATAGGGACATCGAGCTACCCCGTGACAGTCAGGGGAGACGAAATCGTGCTGTACTACAGCGCATACCGCTACTGCACCCTTGCGTGCAACTCATCCGGGAAGCTGACCGTCAACGGCACAGCCATCAACTAAGGAGGGAATCATGAAATTATACGACATCGCGCTCGCGGCAAAGCCGCTGCAGAAGCTCATCGAACAGGACCTGCCGCTCCGGCAGGCCTATCAGCTCGCCATGCTGGCGACCAGGCTCAACCCAACACTCGAATTCTACGGAAACCAGCTCATGAGCGGGCGGCCGCAGGCGGAGCTGAACGAGCTGGACGCCGACACGCTCCCCGAGCTGCCGCACATCACGCTTCCGCTCGACCTCGATATCCGGCTTTCCGCCGGGGATATCAAGTGCCTTGAGCCGTTTGTGACCTTCGAAGGAGCTGATAACGCATGATCACCATCCACTGCTCCCGCGCGTGCGCGCATCTGGCGTCGCCGCCGGAGCTTTTGACGGCGGGGATGAGCAAGGCCGTGACGGTGCAGTTCGTCTTCTCGCCCGCATGGGACAAGCTGATGAAGACCGCCGTCTTTACCAACGGCAAGACCACCGTCGACGTTCTGGCGGCGAACTGGGACGGGGATACTGTTCCTGTACCGCACGAAGTTCTCGCCGTCCCGGGCCGCCACGCCCGCGTGGGCGTCTATGGCGCGAACGAAAGCGGCGTCGTCCTGCCGACCGTCTGGGTGAGCCTCGGCAAAGTCCAGCCCGGCGCAGACCCATCCGGCGACGAGACCGCCGACCCGTCCCTGCCCGTCTGGGCGCAGCTCCAGAAGCAGATTGGCGACCTGGACGACCTCAAGACCTACAACAAGGGCAACCTCGTCGACGCCATCAACGAGGCCCGCAGCTCCGGCGGCGGCTCTGGTGGCGGGGGCATCCAGTCGGCACAGATCGACGCAATCCTCGTGATGACAAAATCCGAATATGACGCGCTGGACAAAAAGGACGCGCGGACACTGTATCTGTTGGAGGGATAACATGCTGGCAGTTGGACTCAAACGCATTCTGGAGCTGTTCATCGGCTCCATGGGAATCAAATCCGCCCACCTGGGCACGAAAACCATCTACGAAAGACCGGGCGGATTTTTGTACATTGAACTCACAAGCGAAGAAAGGGGATAAATCCAGATGGCAAGTTTTTTCAATCTGACACTTGATACGCTGGCACCTGCCGGCCTATCGCTGATCCTGAACGACGGTGCACAGTACGCGACCAGCGCGACCGTCACGGCGAAGATCTCTGTCTCCGACGAGACAACGACGGGATACCAGATGAAGATCTGGGGCACGAAGACGGCGGGGACCGAGGCGGAAGCGTCGTGGGAGACATTCGCCAAGACAAAATCCATCACACTGCCCGACGGAGACGGCCTCAAGACGATCTATGTCAAGATGCGCGACGACGTCGGCAATGAAACGGCCGCAGTCAGCGACACGATCACGCTCAACACGTCGATTCCTGCCGTGACCATCACCGGCCCCGACAAGAGCAGGATCTCGAAGGTCACGGGCTACGATGCAGCGGCGTTCTCCTTCGTCTGCGACGTGGACTTTGAGGAATACACCATTCGCGTCGTCCCGGCGACGAGCAGCCTGCACACGGCGGGCACGCAGATCCCGACGACGGGCGGCTCCACTAACGTCAGCGGCACAGAGGGAGGCTACAAGAAGAACACCGCCATCAACGTCACTGTCAAGGGCGCGGACCTCGAGGCAGCGTCTTCCGGCGACGGAACGAAGATCGTAAAGGTCTTCGTCAAGAACGCCGCCGGGACCTGGAGTGCCGCCTGATGGCCGCGCCGCAGCTGACATTTTCCATCACGGGCAACAAGATCTCGGCGGTCTCGGGGTTCAACTCGATCACCGTTTCCTTCTCGTCGGACATCGCCTACACGGCCTTCGAGTGCCGCGCGACGAAGTCCGGCGAGGATTGGGGCCGCGGGAAGGGTGCTTTGATCGCGTCCTTCTCCAAGACCCCGGCGGGCACGCAGCGCACCTTTGAGGTTTACGACGATTTTCTGCTTTCCGGTGATGGGGAATACCGCATTTCGTTGTTCGCGCAGGGCGCGGACGGCAGCTGGAACGACAACTACGAATTTATCCCGCTGGGAGAGTCGCAGGCGCTGAAGACCGCGGACGGCGAGGATTTTCTGTGTATGAAGGAGTGATCGTATGGCTTACAACAGCCAGTTTACCGGCGCGCAGATCGACGAGGCTATCGCCGACGTGCGCAGCAACAAAGACGCGTGGGACGGAAAGCAAGATGTGATCCTCGCCTCCGGCGCTTCCGTCGGGGACCTGATCAAGGTCAAGGCGGTGGACGCCAGCGGGAAGCCGACGGCGTGGGCGGTGGCCGTGGCGGGCACGGACTATATGAAGACCGGCAACATCACCAAGCAGACGCTGGTCTCCGCGGAGACCACGCCGACCGAGAACATGGCCATCAACTGGCAATATGAGTGAGGAGGCCACATGGCGCACAAGACATTGATCTCCGGCACGGCCTATTCCGTGACCGGCGGGCGGGAGATGATCGGGGGCACGGGCTACGCGAAGAAGAAAGGCCGGGTGCTGGCGAACGGCACCGGGTACGATATCCCGTTTTCCATCGGCATCCCGCTTTCCACCGTCGCGCTCGGCGATATCCTCATGCTGAACGAAAACGGCAGCCCCGTCCCGTTCTACGTCTGCAAGCACGACTACGAAAGCGGACTGAACGGCGCAGGGCGGACACTTCTGGTGAGGAAGGATTGCTATGACAAGCGTATTTTTGACAGCAGTAGCAAGATTTTCGCCGGGAGCTCGATAGACACATGGCTCAACGGAACCTGGATCAAGCTGCTGACATTGGACGTCCAGTCTGCGGCCGGCACGACAAAAATCTACTACTATGACGGAAGCAAGAAGAAAGCAGTCACGACCCGTGCAGTGTTCCTGCTGTCGACAGCAGAGTTTGGCTACAGCGATTATGCTGATACTGACGGAGAACCACTAAACAGTGCTGTGAGAAAACTACTTTCCACTGCTTACTACGGCGGAAATAGTGTTGGACAGTGGACGCGTACACCGGCCACCTGGACACAGAACAACGTGTACGTTATAATGCCTAGCGGCTATTCGACTCATATTTCTTGCAACGACAGTTACGGCGTCCGCCCCGCCTTCACCATCCCCTCGACCTTCCCCGTGATCCAAAACCCCGACGGCACCTACAGCCAGGCAGCATAAAGGAGGACCCACATGGGCACACACCACATTTTGAAAGACGGCACATCCTACGCCATCAAAGGCGGCACCGACCTGATTGCTGGTACAAGTTACCAAATCGGGGGGCCGAACGCTGGTGAATGGGACGGCGTATGAGGTCAAGTTCAGCGACGGGCTGACGTGGATCATAAATGAGTCCCCCAAAATAATGGTTTTTGAACAAGCCATTGATTTTACATCAAACGGGAAAAAATTTGACTATTTCATGATCACTGCAGGCTCTCGGCCAAGCATTGTTTACTCTTACGGGCCAGGCGATATTTGGTACGCATATTTCAACGGGAGCTGGACGCAAGAGGCATTCCGGACAGTGACTTTCGCTGAAATGCCAACAGGAGCACTATTAGCATGGCTGCAGGCCAATGCCGTGCAGCAATAGACAGGAGGAACTTATGGACACCTGGTACATCACAATCGGAGGGCAGGAGATCGAGACGCGACCGGCCGCTGGCCGCATGCGCGACGCCGACTGGGGCGGGCGCGAGAGCCGCGCCGTCACCATCGACAAGAGCGCGGTTGCAGACCCGCTGGCGCTATTCTGCGACGGCGCCGTCTGGGGCATGATCCACCGCTACACCACGGCCGTCCCTGTGCTGGACGCAGAGGGCAACGTCCAGATGAACGAGGACGGAACCGTCAAGTCGACGACCGAGACCGCCGAAGACCGCTACATGGACGACTACGCGGACTTTACCCTTGCCGGCCCCATCACCGACAACCGCGACGGCACCATCACGGCGAAGATGGGCAAAAAAACGGCCAGCGACGTGCTGGCGGAACTGGAGGCGGCATATGACAGAGGCTAAACTGGCACAGGTAAAGAAAGCAATTACGGATGGCAAGCTCGTGCAGGCCGCAGGCGGCATCACCACGACTGTAACCCAGTCGGACAAGCTGGGCTTTGACTGGAAGAACTTCTTCGTCAACGACGTTCCCGTGCGCCGGGAGTACGTCGAGCAGGCCGTGAAAGCCGGCACGGCGGACAACCCCATCGTGTGGGCCTCCGGCATGGCCCTCATCCAGAACGCCTACTACACCCACAACGGCGAGACCAAGGTCTGGATGGGTGCAGCGGGCGCGAAGGCGAAGTGGACGGATGCGGCCTTCGTGCCGATCTGATAAACGCAGAAGGGAGAAAAGCAGATGGACCTGCAGGATCTGAACGTTGCCGTCGCGGAGATCCGCGGCAATGTCGACCGGAACACCGGCCGGATCAAGGATCTCGAGAAGAAGACCGACGCCGTGGCCAAGCTGGCCGAGGCCGTCGCCGTCATGGCCGAGCACATGAAGACGCTCGACGACAAGATCGACGGCATGCAGACGAGCGTCAACAGCCTCACGGCCAAGCCTGCGAAGAACTGGGACGCGCTGGTTAAAATCGCGCTGACAGCGCTGGTGTCCGGTCTCGTCGGCTGGGCGCTGAGCAAAATTCTGTAACACGCGCCGCAAGGCGTGAAATTTGAAAGGAGAAAAATACTTATGAACGCAAAATGGTGGAAAGCCGCGGGCATCCGCGCACTGAAAACGGTATGCCAGACGGCAGTCGCAACGATCGGCACAAGCGCGATCCTGTCCGAAGTCAACTGGATTGCCGTTGCCTCCGCCTCGGCGCTGGCGGGAATTTTGTCCCTGCTGACGAGCGTCGCGGGCCTGCCGGAGGTCAAGGAAGAATGAAGACGATGCCGCCGCAGATCGTAGACAATTTCACAAGCGTCAACATCTACCGGGGCGGCAATAAGCCGCAGTATCTGGTCATCCACTTCTTCGGGGCCCTCTCCAGCGCCTATGGCGCGTCGGAGTGGTTCAAGGCCCCGGAGGCGATGGCGTCCGCGCACTACTGCGTGGATGAGAAGGACGTCATCTACCACTGCGTGCCGGATACCGACATGGCGTGGCACTGCGGGGCCGTGGGCGGCCTGCACTACCGGCATCCGAAGTGCCGCAACTACAACTCCATCGGCATTGAGCTGCGCCCGCAGAAGCTCGACAGCAGCCGCCTGAACGCGAACGACAAGGACTGGTACTTCGACCGCCGCGTCATCGAAAACGCCGTATGGCTCACCGCAAAGCTCATGCGGCAGTACAATATCCCGCTGGAGAACGTCATCCGCCACTATGACGTCACCGGAAAGATCTGCCCGGCCCCGTTTGTCGGACCGGCGCATAACATCTACTACGGCACCTCCGGCGACCGCCAGTGGCAGGAATTCAAGGCAAGACTGCAGGAGGAAACAGCCATGAGATACGAAAAGCTGCGGGACGTCGACAACCAGACGTACCGCCAGACGCTGGACAAGCTGGTCAGCAAGGGCCTGCTTAAAGGAAAGGGCGGCACGGGCGAAGACCTGACGCTCGATCTGAGCGAGGACAACGTCCGCATGCTCGTCATCCTGGACCGCACCGGCGTCTTTGGCCGCTGACCCGCCCGGGCGGCGGGCAAGAAGGGAGCGATGGACAAATCACTGCGCGCTTGGCCCTGCCGAAGGGGCTGGAAAATATGACGCGCAGGGACTGGGAGCACGTCGCTGACGAGGGCATCTGCGACCTGATCGACCGCCAGATCATCAGGCTTTATATCGTGGGCAGGCTCCCGCAGGTGGACGCCGCCGCCGAGATCGGCGTCGACCGCAAAACCATCTCCCGCCGCCTGCCCCACATCTACAACACCGCCCGCCGCCTGGCAGGGAAAACGGACAAAGAAAAAGCGCCATGAGCCGTTGCTCATGGCGCTTTTTCTATGCCCGCATGTCCCACAAATGGTACACAAATGGTACACAAATGTCCCCCAGCGGGGACGGGGAAACGCTAGAATGGTAGCAGAAAGGGGCGATACCGCATGGCGTACAACCCGTACACGGGCCGCTGGGAGATGGACGGCGCGCAGCAGATCCAGCTGCAGCCCATGCCGCGGCCGCAGGGCCCGCAGCTGCCGCCGCAGCCGCCGAAGCTCGGCGTGCTGACCGTGGCCAGCGAGGCCAGCATTAACAACCTGCAGATGCAGCCGAACGACAACGCGCTCGCGCTGCACGAGACCGAGAACCTGCTGTACTACATCCGCACGGACAGCATGGCGGCCAAGACCATCGCGCGGTTCCGGATCTTCCCGGAGCCGACAGAAGAGGAAAAGGCGGCAAACCAGCTGCAGGAGCAGCTGAAACAGATCACGGCCGGCCTGCAGAGCATGGCCGGGAAAATCGAAGAACTGGAGGGAAAGCTCAATGCAAAATCCGATTATGGCCCTGATGGGCGGAAACGGCGGGGGAAACAAGCTGCTGAACGGTCTGCTGCAGACAGCGAAGACGACGCTGCAGGGGCAGAGCCCGCAGATGGTGCTTAGCTTCCTGGCCTCGCAGCCAGGCTTTGAGGCGTGGTTCGAGGCAAACAAAAACAAGACGGTCGGCGAGCTCGTCGGCCAGATCGGCAAGTGATACCGCGCGAAAGCGCCTATCAAATTTCATTCCACCCAGAAAGGAGGGAAAACCATGGATAAGGATTATGGCTTCGGCGGATGGGGCATTGTTATCCTGATCGCGCTGTTCTTCCTGCTCTTCGCGGGCAGAGGCTTCGGCGGCAGCGGCGAGAGTGCCCCGGCGACGCAGGCCGACGTACAGCGTGCAACGGACTTTGCGGCTCTGGAGCGCCAGAACAACGAGGGCGTGGCCGCAACGCGTCAGGGCGCGTACGACGTCACAAGCGCCGTCAAGGACAACGCCTACAACATCCTCGGCGAGCTGCGCGATTTGCAGTCCGTCACGGAGAGCGGCATCTCTGTGCAGCAGAAGTGCTGCTGCGACATTCTCCGCGCGATCGACGGCGTCAACTACAACTCCAGCATCAACGCGTGCGAGATCAAGACGGCCATCCACGCCGAGGGCGAGGCGACCCGGACGCTCCTGCAGCAGCAGGAGAACCAGCGCCTGCGCGACGAGCTCGCACAGAGCCGCGCCGCGAACAACGACTATATGCAGTCGCAGTACATCCTCGGCCAGCTGGGCCGGTACTACCAGAACCCGCCCTGCAATCCGTGCGGCTGCGGCGGCTGACGCGGACCCATCCTGATATAGCTATCCGGGGCATAATGCCCCTTCACATAAGCCCAAACGGAAGGAGTAATTAAAATGGCTTGTAATAACGGCAATGGAAATCGGGCGTATCAAAAATCCTGCGTCCGATATTTTAATAACGCGCCCCAACTGCTCGCGGCAGACAGCGAAAACGTGCTGACGCTGGCCGGGGCAAAGGTCGTCAATTCCGGTTCGTCCATCCAGGTCGAGCCGCAGAGCTACGACACGGTCAAGATCGGCCTGTATCATCTGGCCGCAGATGCGGTCATCGCGGCGACGGCAGCGGGCGTCCTGACCCTGCAGTGGTACATGGACGGCGTCGCGCTGCCCTGCACGCTCAAGCGCGTCACGCTGCCGGCATCCGGCAATGCGGAGATCCACACGGAGACGGATCTGGAGCTGTCCGGGTGCTGCTGCTGCGTCAATCATACATTCACGCTCGTGGCGACGACCGACAGCACGGCCGCAGGCTCCGTGATCGAGCTTTGCACGGGGCTGCTCAAGCTCGCATGAGGTGCTATCATGCAGGCGTATAAAGACAAACTCCACGCTGCGCTGCGGGAGATCGCGGAGTGCCCGGTGTCCATGCGTACGGTCGAGCAGGCCGCAGCAGTCACAGATCTGCTGTGCCGGCTGGATAAGCTCGAGGACCACGACGAGACGGAGGCGGCCACATTTGACCGCGAAACGGCGATGCAGTGGGCAGCCAACATGCAAAACGCCGACGGCACGACCGGCCCGCACTGGACGATGGAACAGACAACGGCCGTGGCCGAGAGCATGGGCATTCAGGCACCAGTGGTCCCGCGCTGGGCGTGGGGCGTGACCATGAACATGATGTACTCGGACTACTACCCCGTCGCCGTAGAGTTCGGCCTCAACCGCCCGGAGTTCTACGCTGCTCTGGCCAAGGCGTTCCTGCTCGACAAGGACGGACCGGGGCCGGAACAGAAGCTCATGGCGTATTATGAGCATATCGCAAAATAAAGAAATCCCTCCTGTCACCAGGAGGGATTTCCGCTTGCTATAGAATCTATATTTAGATGGGATTCATTCATGCGTACCGAATAAATGTATAACCATCAATCCGCGAGGGGGTAGAGGGTGACGTGCATGTCGCTGCCGGATTTGGTGTAGGATTTGGTCTGTTTATGGTAGAGGACTTTCTGCAGGACAGTTTTCAGAAGGGCGTTTTTCTCCTGCGGGGATGCGGCGAGCGGGTAAGTCTCGAGGACGCGGCGGACGGCGGGGGCCAGACGGGCGCGGGCCTGTCTGGCACGGGCCAGCTCATGGATCGTGGTCTGGCTAGCCTCGATGCGGTCGACGATGACCTGCTTGTCAGCGGCGAGCGCCTGCGAGCGCTGCAGGAAGATCTCGGGCGTATAGACGCCGGTCTCGACCAGCTCATACGCGCGGGCCTCCTGCGCCTCCAGCTTGGCAAGCTGCTTGCGGTCGGCGGCGATCGAGGACTCGAGCGCGGTGCGCATGGGCGTGTCATCCGGCGCAGCGGCCTCACCGAGCTCCAGCTCGCGCAGCCAGCCACGCAGAGCATCCAGCACGGCATCCTCCACATCATCATACCACGCGCTGACGGTCGTGCAGCCGTAGGAGGGACAAAGAAGCGTATCGCGGCGGTTGCCGGAAGACGGGCGGCGCACCATCACGCGGCCGCACTGGTCGCAGCGGACGAGACCGGCGAGGCTCGTCACGGTCCCCCATGCGCCCTTGCCGCGCGGGCTGGCGCTGGAATAGCTCAGAGCGACGGCCTTGTCGTACTGCTCCTGCGAGATCAGGCCGTCGTGCAGCCCTTTATAAAGCTTCAGATCCTCCTGCCGGGTACGGGGACGGCTGACGACGACAGCGCCGTCGACAATGCGCTTCGTCTCCGGTCGGCCACCGGATTTGATCCAGCCCGCATTTGCCGGATTGCGCAGGACATCCAGCACAGAGTCCGCGCGCCAGAGGCTGCCGGAGTTGGTCGGGACGCCGAGGCTGTTCAGCCGCGTGGATATCGCCTTCGCGCCGATGCGCGCGCAGCCCTCGCCGGTGTACCAGTTGTAGATCTGCTGCAGGATGGGGGCCTGCTCCGGGTGCGGGACGAGCTTGTAGCCCTTGTCATTCGGCAGCTTCTCACGCGACCAGCCGAAGGGCGTCTTGCCGGAGATCCATTTGCCCTCGCGCAAGGACGC